CGGGTACAGGTGTAATACATGACCTGGCAATTCGCTCGACAGTCAATACCAATGTTACAGATTTTAAGCAGCTAGTTACAGAGATTAGCTATTATGAATCCATTGATTCGCCTGCTACATCAATGTATCTTGATGTCATGGATGCAATTGCATTTCGTAATACATTACCTATAGTAGGTGGTGAGACGGTACAATATTCTATTTCCGATAGTAATCGAAATGCTAATCGTATTCGTGGTAATATGACTCTCTACAAGCTCTCTAATCGTGTTAGAGCAAAGCAAGGTGTGGATTCATATGAGCTTAATTTAACCACAAATACTTTGTTGCAGGATCAATCTACTGTTATATCTCAAGGTCTGCAAACTACCAACATTTCGGATATGGTGCGTCAGGTATTTTCAACACACATTGCACCACTAACAAATAAACCGTTAGTTACGGTAGAAGATACAGAGGGAACCTTTACTACTGTATTGCCTAGGGTAAGCCCACTCACCGCGATGCGATATCTTGCGGATGAGGCCAAATCGGCAAATGATCGTAGCACCTCAAATTTCTTCTTTTTTGAAAATGCAAGAGGGTTTCATTTTGCATCTTTACAATATTTGATGCGTCAACCACCAAAAGCGACGTTTTATAATCTTGAAGATCGCATACCGGGTGATGATAGATTTGACAGATCGCGTGTAGTTGCAATAGAACAGTCGGTTGGGTTTGATTTGTTATCCGGTGTGACAAATGGTCAGCTTGGTGTGCAGGTCTTATCGCTTGATCCAGTTGCAAAGAGATTTAGAACATCACAATATCTCTATAATCGAGATTTTGGTCAAGTTGAACACATAACAGCCCATCCAAGAATTGCACCGTCAGTAGCACAAAGATTAGGTTCTTCAATATCAAGAGAAAAATTTATAGTATCTAATTCATATCAAGGTACAATACCTTATATTACAAACAATGACGGTTCAACACAGAATACCTTTAGACGTCGCCAAGACTTTCTCGCGCGCGAGACATATCTTAATTCGGAATTATTGTCATCTGTTACTAAGGTCATGATTCATGGTAATTCTGACATTGCCGTCGGTGATACTATAAAAATAGTAATGCCAAAAGTTGGTGAGTCATCATCGCGGGATAAGCAAACTGATTCCTTTGTCTCGGGTAAATATCTTGTGACGGCAGTATCTCATAGATTAACTGCAGGTGGATTGGAATATTCAACACTATTGGAGTGCGTGGCCGATGCCTACAGCACACCTATTGCTTAGAGGATAGATTAATGCCCGTAAGAGCTGACGAATGGATGGGCACCAACGGCTTTGTATGGTTTGTTGGTATTGTCGAAGATCGTAGTGACCCACTTAAAATCGGTCGTGTTCGTGTTAGGTGCTTTGGTTGGCATTCAAATGACAAAGCTGCTCTACCTACGGCATCATTGCCATGGGCGCAAGTTATGGTACCAACAACATCGGCCAGCACCAGCGGTGTAGGTAGTTCACCTACGGGTTTGACTGAAGGGTCTTGGGTCATAGGCTTTTTTATGGACGGTCGCCGCGCGCAGACACCAATGATAATGGGATCATTTCATGGTGTTGCTGGTGATGCTGCAAATCCCAATGAAGGCTTTGGTGACCCAAATGGTGTGTACCCAGTCGTATCGGGTATCCCGGATACATCACCAATGGCCGCGGGTGGCAACTCATATGTCGATACGGCAATTGTTCAAGATCGCATATCAACCAAAGTAAAAAATGTACCTGAAGCTGCAATACAGAAAATTACATCTGTAGCATATGATGCTGATGATGCAACTTATGAGACTCCTACCTGGAATCAACCTGATTTACACGCAGAAACAAATCCACCATTATATCCATATAATCACGTTCGCACTACAGAATCCGGACATCTATTTGAAATCGATGATACAAATGGTGCGCGACGTATTCATGAATATCATGCATCTGGCACTAACCGCGAAATTATGAATGACGGAACCACAGTTACTCGCATAGTAGGTGATGACTATCAAATAGTCGTCAAAGATAAAAAAGTCATCATCTTTGGTTCTTGTAGCGTAACTATAGCGGGTGATGCGCGACTTAGAATTGATGGTGATATGGTGCATGAAGTGCTAGGTGATTATCATCTGCATGTTAAAGGTAGCATGAAATCAAAAATTGAAGGCAATCAAGAAACAGAAATTATAGGGTCTTCGGTTACTCAAATTAATTCAAATGATTCTAAGAGCATTGGTGGAAATCGGGTCAGAAATGTTGGTGGCGAAGTATCAGAAAATTTTGCATCGGTGCATCGTTATACGATAGGCGGTGATGTAACCCAAATAATTGGTGGTTCCAAGCTTACAACCGTCGCTAGCAAAATAACTCAGGTATCTGGCGGTGATCTGAATATGGGTTCTGGTGGCGCAACCTCAATAGCCGGTAAATCTTCATTCACATCAGGATCTCCTGGGCCCACAACTATTAAGGGGTCTAGGATCGATCTAAACCCACCATAATGAGGTGATAGCGTGACTATTCCTAGCCCACAAAATTTACAAGCTTCTATATCATCAGCATCAGGTGTTGTTGCTTCAGCGCAGCAAGCTCTTGGTGCAGGTTGCGGTGTTGGTTCAGCACTATCGCAAATTAATTCATCGATACAACAAGCTAGTGAAGCAATCAATAATGCCATATCTACAGCAAATGATATCATATCTGCTGTGCAAAATCTACCGAATATTATCACACAGCAAGTAAGTGGTGTTATATCAACAGCAATAACAAATGCTTTAGGTCCTGTGCGTGAGCTTAATGCTTTAGCAAATCAAATTCAAGCTGAGGTTGCTAATCTTTTGCGATTGGTCAATAATCCTGCGGCCTTTATCGCACAATATCTTAATATTCAAAGATTATTCCCAAACCTAGACCTTAACGGTTTGTTAAATCGAATATTATCTGGTATGAATATATGCCAAGCAACGGCAGAAGCAGCGCAGCAAGCACCCAATCACCCACCATCTACTGCATCCGCTGAAGCTGCGCCAACAGCACAACCAACACCGGAAGCACCTGAACCCGCACCAGTTGTAAATCTTTCATATCAGTCTCAGATAACTCGTGAGCCACTAGAACCACCACCTGGGGTTGCTGGTTCTGCCGGAAATACATCAACAGATGATGCATTAAATCGCATTAGAGACCAGCAAAGGGCCGCATTGGAAGCTCAATATTGGAGATTAAGTTTACAAAGATTTTGGTCAACCGATGATCAAGAACGCGCCGATCTTGCACGACAAATGCTTGATACAAGAGAACAACAACAGGCATTTATACGCACATCGCCATAATGTGGTTGATAAATAAGCCACAAACGGAGAGATGAATGTCAAACGCGATCAAGACGCCAATCTTTAAGGATTTTGATCTAAACATGAAGATGCACCCGGTAACGGGTAAGCTAATTGTGCGTAAGAATCAAGATTCAGTTAAGCAGGCTCTTAGATCGCTAATACTTACGGATAGAGGCGAAAGACCATTTAGAAATCAGTTTGGGTCTGACATTCGCGCGAGACTATTTGATCTTATGGATCCTAGTTTGGCGCTACAGATAGAAAGTGATGTTTTACTAGCCGTAGCTAATTATGAAGAAAGAGCTATAATACTAAACGTAGGTGTGGTTGATGATCCAGAGAATAATGTTGTTCGTGTAAACATAACTTTTAGAACTACAACTTCTCAGGCTCCTGCTAACCTAACATTAACTCTGGAGGCCATACGATAATGGCGGCTAATAGTGCAATTACCGTAGCAGGTCTAGATTTTGATACGATTCGTCTCAATCTGCGAAACTTTATGGCAGGTAAACCCGATTTCTCAGATTTTGATTTTGAGGATTCTGCCATAGGTACGCTACTTGATCTTCTGGCATATAATACTTACTATAGCGCATTCTATGCAAATATGGCAGCAAATGAAGCATTTCTTGATACGGCTCAGATTTATGATAACGTCGTATCTCGCGCCAAAATGCTTGGATATCTTCCGACTTCAGCACGCGGCCCAACCGCAAATGTGCGAGTAAGTTTTACAGTTCCAGCAAATTCAACTTTCAGAACTATCAATATTGCAAAAAATACTCAGTTTAGGGCCGTAGTTAATGGTGTATCATATACATTTGTGACACCACAATCATATCCTATAACTGCAAATTCATCAAATAGATTTAATGGTTTTATTCAGATTACAGAGGGTGTACCATTAACGCATAGATTTCTTTTCTCTGCGGCCAATACATCATTTATATTACCTAATGCAAATACCGACACATCAAGCATAACTGTCGCAGTCACGACATCGGGTAATACTCAGACATATATTCAAGCATCCGATTTAAGAACTGTCAATTCTACATCAAAGGTTTTCTTTATAGAACCTGATCGCAATAAGCTGTTTAAAATTAGCTTTGGTGATAATGTTCTCGGGCAGAAACCTACGTTTAATAGCACAGTTGCGGTATCATATCGAGCAACAAACGGAACAAGAGCTAATGGTGCCAATAATTTTACCGCCATAAGCACAGTTGGTGGGCAAAGCAGCTTTACGTTAACAACAGTCGAAAGAGCCACTGGTGGTGCAGAAATTGAATCAATCGAATCGATTAGATTTAACGCACCGCGTCTCTATGAAACACAAAATCGTGCAGTAACTAAGGAAGACTATAAGAGAATAATTCTGCGCGATAACCCTGATCTATCGGCAGTCAATGTTTGGGGTGGCGAAGAAAATGATCCGCCAATATTTGGTAAAGTATATGCATGTGTAAAGCCTAGTGTTGGCACGCTCGTATCTACTAATCGCAAAGAGCGCATAAAGCTGGCCATTAAATCTTATAATGTGCAGTCAATCGACCTTGAAATTGTCGATCCAACATACCTATATGTGGTCCCAACAACAATAGTTCGTTACGATCCTCTTCTCACCACACTACAACCATCAGAAATTGCAGTTCGCGTTGCAAATAAGATCATAGCATATGAATCATCAAATTTAAATCGTTTTGATGGTAAATTTAGATATTCTAGATTTCTAGATTCGATTGATTCGGCTGAATCATCAATCGTATCAAGCACGGCCAAAATTGAAGCTCAAAAGAAATTCTTACCGTCAATTACACAATCAAATACCTATCGAATTTCATTCAATCGAATGATATATCACCCAAGTGACGGATATCAGACGGCCACTTCATCTACATCATTTATTTTAAATGGATTTACATCATTTTTTGATGATGATGGTAACGGAAATGTACGGGTATATTACGTATCTCAGGGTAAGCGAACTTATATCAAAAATATTGGTACAATAGATTACCTGACTGGACTAATTACACTAAATGCATTTCAGCCTACATCAGTTGCAACTGGTGAAATTGATATTCGTGTAGAACTTGATGATTATAATATCTCACCTATACGCAATCAGATATTACTAATAGCTGGTGCAAAGATAACACTAATAAATGACAATACAGGCGCAATTGATGCGCGTCTGGAAACCGTTAGTACTGTCGGTAACAGCGCGACTTTAGGTGCAACCTCAATTTCTCAGCTAACGACATTCTAATATGACAATATCAGGCGCCGAAGAAACATTCAAAAAAATATCACCTCTTATTGAGGCACAATTTCCTGCATTCATACGTGAAGAAGGACCCCGATTTGTATCCTTCTTAAAAGCTTATTATGAATTTATGGAGCAGTCTGGTCAGGCTGTTAATGCGACCCGAAGCTTAATTGATAATCAAGATATAGATCGAACTTTAGATTCATTTGTTGAATATTTTCAACGCGAATTTATGTTAAACATTCCAAAAGATGTTTTGGCCGATAAAAGATTACTTGTCAAGCATATTAGAGATTTCTATAGAACTAGAGGATCTAAATTTTCATATGATTTTCTATTCTATGCGCTGTTCAATAAGCAAATAGAGATTGTTTATCCTGGTGATTTTATACTAAGAGCATCTGATGGTAGATGGGTACGAGAGACAATACTTAGAGTTGGTAATCCATTTTCAACACTACCTACTAATTTAGACGGTAGAAATATTGTCGGATCAGTTTCAGGTGCGACGGCTCGGGTACAGAAAGTTACTCGCGTTGTGGTTCTTGGTCATCCACTATTTGAATTGCTTGTTGAAAATGTTGTTGGTGAGTTTATTGATGGTGAAACTGTATCTGATGATTTAGGTAATAATGCAACAATTACTTCAGCATTTGGTAGCTTAATTGGTATTGAACAAGTTGTTGATCCCGGTGCTTTTCACCAATCCGGCGATTCTGTTATAATAACCTCATCAGGGGCTACAGCATCAGCAAGAGTAGCATCAACAAATGATTTAGGACCAGTATCATTTCGCATCAATAGAGGAGGTAGTGGTTATCGTTTAGGTCAAACTGCAATAATTGTGGAAGGTGGATCGGGCACTGGTGCGGCTGCTATTGTTACATCTTTATCTAATACTACATTTGTTAGTTTAAATACAAATCAGATAGCACCATTATCTAATGTAGTTCTTAATACGGGCCCAACATTCGTATCTCTTGGTACAAATACAGCTTCGGTATCTGCAAATTTGGCGGCGGCCAATATATCATCGACTCTTGCAACATCCTTAAATTTTGCAAATTCAGTTGCTGGATCAATTAATGCAATTTCAGTTACTAGTGTTGGTATTAATTACGTACCGGAATTACCAACAGTTACTACACGGGATCAAATTGTATTCGAGCTAGGTGTGCCTGGCCAAGCTGGTAGACTTCAGGGTGATGATGCAGTAATTATTCCAATACGAGCACCCGGAGCAATTTCATCTCTTGGGGTAATATCATCGGATGCATCATTTGATAAATTTACTGATGCAATTGTAGTAAATTCTCGAGGCACCGCACCCACAATAGATCAGAATATTGATTTAGCAGGTAATCAGCGTTTTACCATTAGAAATACAACATATAACGCTGATATCAAACCTATTATTGCTGGCGTTATTACTCAGCCGGGTAGATACATTGATACTAAAGGCTTTCTTAGCTGGAATATGAGATTACAAGATAATGATTTTTATCAGGAATATTCATATCTGATTAAGGTCACAGAGATTGTAGATCGATATAGAGATGTTGTCAAGAGAGTATTGCATCCTGCAGGCTCTAAGATGTTTGGTAGCTATCAGTTTGTATCAAATACAAATCTATCACATAATCATGGTTTCATTTATAGTCAAGAAGCAATTTTACCGATTACATTAAGTGTTAATAAGGCAACATTAAGATCGGCAAATGTATCCGTTGCTGCTCAAGATAGTCAAGCAGTTGGATTAACCTTTAGCCCATCAGGTAGACAAATGTACATGATTGGGTCGAATACGGATAGAGTATATCAATATAAATTATCAACAGCATTTGATGTATCAACCGCAACTTATACTTCTAAAAATATATCAATTGCAAATACATCAACAACCGGTGCTGGTGATACATCACCAACCGATGTAAAATTTCATCCTGAAGGTCATACAATGTATATTGTTGGTACCATTAGGGATAGAGTTTATCAATATTCTTTATCTAAAGCTTGGGATGTATCTACAGCAACATTTGCATCCAAAAGTGCATTAGTATCATCACAAGATACTGCACCACAGTCTGTTGAATTTGGTGATAATGGTAGCAAGATGTATATTCTCGGTTCTACCAATGATAGAATTTTTCAATATACACTATCAACCCCGTGGGATGTTTCTACAGCAACGTATGCATCTAAATTTTTATCGGTGGCCACACAAGAAAATAGCCCACTAGCTATGGTTTTTGGTAGTGATGGTAAACAGGTTCTTGTAGTTGGTAGCACCACTGATACAGTTTATCAATATACACTATCAACGGCGTGGGATATTTCTACAGCAACATATGATAATAAGAGCTTAAATGTTGGATCCCGAGAATCAGTTCCACATGGGTTAGCATTAAGCATAGATCAAACAAAATTGTTTGTTGTGGGTACATCAACCGACACAGTTTATACCTACCAAAGGTCAACCTAGACCTGATAAATAATGTGACTAGGAAAAGGTTCAGATGACAAATAGAATCACTCCATTCTTTCGTTTAAATACAGCCGATCAGTTGAAGGAGTCATTTGATGAGCCTTCACCGACTCGGCTTTACATGTTTATGGGTGGGGTAACACCTTTTGCTAATGATTCATCACCACCGGCAGTAACAAACAATCAATTTACTACAGAGTTTGATGTATATCGAGATATGGTTGCGCTAAAGAGAATCAATTCAACCGACATCATCTCAATTGCGCCTCGATATAACTGGACAAATAATACTGTATATACTGAATATAATGATAGAACTGCAAATCTATATGATAAGCAATTTTATGTGCTTACATCAGAAAACAATGTCTATAAGTGCATAGACAATAATAGAGGCGCAGTATCGATAGAAGAACCCTCTGGTATTAGCACATCAGTTGTTAGCACAGCCGATGGTTATCGTTGGAAGTTCTTATTTGCTATAACTACCGCCGATGCGCAAAAATTCTTAAATAGCTCTTATATTCCAGTTAGGGAGATAACTGCAAATAACGGAAGCGCACAGTGGTCGGTGCAGCAAGTTGCGGCCAATGGGTCAATTGACCATATTGTAGTTACATCCAATGGTAGTGGTTATATAAGCACGGCTAATACCTTCTTATCAGTAACAAATTCGAGCGTGGTAAGATTAGAAACTAATGCATTACAGATTGACGGCGCATATACCGGATCAACTCTGTATATCTCATCCGGACTTGGTGTGGGTCAGCTTAGACGTATAACAAAATATGTTGGTACAGGTCGAGTGGTAACAGTTAACAACGCATTTACTATTACACCAAATACTTCATCGACTTATTCTATTGCGCCTACTGTGATAGTTAGTGGTGATAGTGGTGCAACTGCATCCATACGCGCAACCGCACATGTTTCTAATACATTGGGTGGCCAAGTTCGCAAAATCACCATGATAACTAACGGTCGTAGTTATGGCGAAGCAAATGTAGCCATCATAGCAAATTCATCATATGGGTCAGGTGCTATCGCACAAGCTATCATATCACCAAGAGGTGGTCATGGTAGCAATGCACGCAAAGAATTAAATGCTAAGGATCTAATGCTTTCTGTATCTATAGCTGGTGGTGAGTCAAATACATTTCCAACAAATAATGATTTTAGAACCATCGGTGTAATTAGAGATCCAAAGCTTAGAAGCGGGCCTGCAGCCAATGCATCGGTAATCGATCAGTGTCATCGTATAGTGCTACAAAATGTGTCGGGCGACTACACCGCTGATGAAATTGTAACTGGTGGCGTAAGCGGCGCTAAAGCAAGAGTAGTATATTTTGCAAATACAAATGCAACTCGGACCAGAGGTGTGCTTCGTGTTATTCGTCTGACAACAAATGGTATTGGTGGTGGGTTTGCACAAACCGAATCATTGACATCATCTTCATCTGGTGTAACTGCTACTATTATCAATGCTATAAAGCCTGCAATTAGAGAAAATACCGGGGATGTCTTATACATAGAACGAAATCCGCCAATTGTCAGAAAGCCGGATCAGCTTGAAGAATTTCGTTTTGTCGTGACGTTTTAAGGGGTAAGAAAACAGATGGCGTCTATTGCTAATACCGTCACGCTTTCTACGGATCTAAATGTTGATCCGTATTATGATGATTTTAACGAATCAAAGAATTTTCACCGTATTTTGTTTCGACCTGGTCTTGCTGTTCAGGCTCGCGAACTTACTCAAATTCAATCAATTCTACAAAATCAGATTGATCGTTTTGCTGAACATGTGTTTAAAGAAGGTAGCATTGTTCGCGGGTGTCAAACTCTATTAGATAATAGTGTTATGTTTATAAAACTGCGCGATAGAACTTCTAACGGTGTTACTTCCGTTAATGTCTATTCATTCTTAAATAAGACAATTATTGGATCTACTTCAGGTGTTTCGGCTAGCGTCATAAAAGTTAATGACGGCTCAGAGGCAAATACTCCTAATTTTAAGACTCTTTTTGTTAAACTAACCGGCGCAAATGGTGCGATTCGTATATTTTCGAATGGAGAAATAATCACAGCATCTGGTGGTGGTAATGTTACGGCTAATTTAATTTCATCTGCTGCTATTGGATTTTCTGCTTTTATGAAGATAGAACCAGGTGTAATATATGCAAAAGATCATTTTATTCGTACAGATGAAAATCTATTAACCTTATCAAAATATTCGACCAATGCTTCGGTGCGTGTAGGATTTAATATTATAGAATCAATTATTAAAGAATCTGATGATTCTAGTCTATTAGATCCAGCATCAGGAGCATATAATTATGCTGCACCAGGCGCAGCCAGATTGAAATTAGAAGCTAAATTTACGACAATTGGATTAAATGAGACAGGAAGTAATAATTTTATAGAACTTACTCAATTAAAAGATGGTATAACACAGTCAAAATCAGACTCACCACAATATGGACTATTACGTGATTATTTTGCCAAACGTACATATGATGAATCAGGTAATTATGTCGTAAGAGGTCTTGTTCCCAGACTTCGTGAACATCTATCAAGTGGAAATAATCAGGGGGTATTTGCTGCCGTAGACGGTGGTAGTGCAACAAAGCTTGTTGTAGAACTTAATCCAGGTAAAGCATATGTTCAGGGATATGATATTGAAACTCTGCAAAGTGCGAGAGTAGAAATTGATAAGGCCAATGATTTTGCTTCTGTATCAACAGCATCCGCGGTAATAGATTATGGTAACTATGTTTTAGTAGATAATATAGCGGGTGGATGGGGGATAAATTCTCAAGCCCTAGTTAGCTTGCGAGCGCAGCAAGCTAACTCAGTATCTACACTGGCATATTCTACAACCAATTTTCCATCAACACAAATTGGTACGGCTAGAGTTCGCTCGATAGAATACCATAACGGAATACCAGGCCTACCATCAGCACAATATAAGCTTTATTTGACCGATATCAATATGAACTCTGGTTTTGGATTTCAAAATGTTCAGTTTATAGGATTTAATGCAGGGTCGGGTCAAGCTAATGGTAAGGCCGATATACTTGGATCTAATGGTCTTAATGCTAATACCGCAGAATCTTCATTTGAGAGGGCTGTCTTTAAATTACCTGCAAAATTTATCAGACGTTTAAGAAATAGATCAGGAACTGTGGTTTCAGATTTTAGATTTAAGAAATCATTTGATATAACTTTTGGTACCGCAGGTACCGCAACAGCTACAACAGGGTTAGCTAGCGAAACATTTTCTGGTTCGGGTAGCCTATCTGCAAGTTTTGGTCGGGCAAATTATTATGTGGTTGCGCGCGGATCAGGTAATACTGCCGCAATTAGCACCCTGCGTTTAAGCACGACTAGCGGCTCTAATACTATAACACGATCCAATAGCTCTATTGATCTATCAACCCGCATTAATGCAGGCGATCTCATTCGAGTTGCAAATACTGGTGATTTTATTGTCACATCGGTATCCGCATCGTCTCTTACGACGCTTTCTACAGCGCCTGCAACCAAAACAAATATGCGAGTACATAAGCTTATTAAACAAGGCCAAGTTTTAGATTTTGGTGGCCAAGGTGGGCTTGCTGGTGCTGCGCGCACCATAACAGTATCATCACCTACTCAGACTGATTTTGATCTTAAGGAAACTCTTGGTTCATCCATCAATGCTACGGTGATAGCTGAGCTAAACAAAGTAGATGGTCAAGAAGCTTCTAAAACGGTAAATCGAAATCAATTGGTACAGATTCGTATCGGAGCTGGTGGTGGTACATCATATATTGCGAATACTACAGGACCATGGCCTCTTGGTATTTCCGATGGTTTTAAGATAGTATCTGTACGTAGAAAATCTGGATCAAATTTTTCATCCCTCAGCGAAGGTACTGATGTAACAAATAGCTTTGTGCTTGATTCTGGTATGAATGATAATTACTATAGTCATGCCCAATTAGTTAAAAGACCTGGTGCTGGAATTAATATATCTTCTGGCGATAGATTGCTTGTAAAGCTTGATTATTTTACTCATAGTTATTCTACAGGTGTTGGTTATTTCTCTATCGATTCTTATCCTGTCGATGACACCAATGCGGGAACAGATACGACAAAAATTTACACATATGAGATACCAAGATTTGTTTCTCAGCGCACCGGCTCAATTTATGATCTTAGAGATAGTATTGATATACGCCCAAGAATGACGGATACTGCAAATACCGTTACTTCTCTTACCAATATATCAATAAATCCTAAGCTATCAACATCATTCGATCAGCCGTCAGGTGGTTTAAGATTTATGTCACCTGGTGATACATTTACTACTGATCTTGATTATTTTCTCTATAGAAATGATAGGATAGTTCTAGATCGTACAGGTGTATTTTCATTAGTTAGAGGGGTACCATCTAATACTCCAATAACACCCGATGAACCGCTAGATTCTATGTCGGTTGCTACGATAAATCTAACACCATATCCATCTCTACCCGATGAACAAGCTCGTAGAGTCGGTAGAACTGATCTTGCTTCTAAAGTATTTCCAATTAAGAATCCTAGATTTACTATGAAAGATATTGGTGTTCTTAGAGATAGAATTGAAAATCTCGAATATTATACGACACTAAATTTATTGGAGATGGATACTAAAAACTTATTAATTCGAAATGAAGAAGGTGATAATAGATTTAAGAATGGTATATTGGTTGATCCTTTTCACGGACACAATATTGGAGATGTTACCAATTCTGATTATAAGATATCGATTGATGCTGCTACTGGTCAAGCTCGTCCACCTTTCAAGCTTGATAATTTTGAATTATTTTATAATGCGGCCAATTCATCAAATGTAGTTCGCACAAATACAACAGTTGGTGGTATTGCTAGAGATCAAATAGTTTTCATATCAAATAGTGCAGTATCATTTGTGGCAGGTCAGAGTGTTACCGCCGGGGGTGCATCTGGTATTTTGAGATTTAAGGTAAATAATAAGCTTTATGTTGAAAATGCCACTGCTAACTTTTCTGTTGGTTCTACGGTCACAAGCACCACAGGATCATCAGTAATTTCTGGTGTATATGCTATTCCTCCGGGTGATTTGATTACTTTACCGTATACCCATGAAATTCTTGTTAGTCAACCATTTTCTTCTACTACAAAAAATGCGGCCGGACTATTTTGGTTATGGGGTGGTAGAATAGCTCTCAATCCTGATAGTGATTATTGGTTGGATACTGTACAACTTCCTGATGTAAATGTCAATGTCAATAATTTTGATGATAACTGGGCTCAAAGTGGTGCTTGGGGTACCGCTTGGAATGATTGGCAAACTACTTGGCAATCGTCATCGGATGCAGTTGTAAATGATACAACAGTATCAACGCAAGGTGATGCTACTATAGCAACCACTGTTAGCACTACTACCACAACCACTACATCTGGACAAACTAGAAGTGGTATTCAATATTCATTAACGCCAGTTACATCCACAGTTAGAAATGGACCCAGAGTAGTATCGACAAATATTCAACCTTTTATGCGATCTAGATTAATTAGATTTACCGCAACTGGGGTTAAGCCTGGTGCAAGATTATATGCTTACTTCGACGGAACATCAGTATCGGATTATGTAACACCCACAAATTCATTATTTGCAAATACCGCTAATGAAGGTGGACCCATATTTGCTACTGCAAACGGAAATGCTTATGGTATATTCAGAATCCCTGCTGATGAAAGATTAAGATTTAGAACAGGTACATTAAGATTTCGTTTGTCTGATTCTTTTTCAAATGACTCTGCTCAGGGTTCATTCTTAACAGCAGCAGAAGGTTCTTATACTGCTCAAGGATTGACTCAACAGACTCAAGATACTGTTGTTACAACTAGAAATCCTCAAGTTATTATGACCGCAGTTTCCGAATCTCGTACAGCAATTACAAGTGCAGCAGCGACAAGCGTCACAGCAGTTAGCGCATCCGTAACTCAAAATATCACAAACGTCACAAATGTTACTAATAATATAAATAATATAACAAACATACAAAATATAATCAATCCGGAAATTGTGACCAATGTTCCTCGAGATCCGCTTCCCGGCGTTGAGGACCCTATAGCACAATCATTTAGTGTGAATACTGTAGGCGCTGGTAAAGTTGGCGGTTCAGGTGCATTTGTCACAAAAGTTGATCTATTTTTTGCGACAAAGGATTCAGTATTTGGTTGTGAAGTTCATATACGGGATATTGATACACTATCAAATTCTATAACACCTAGGGTAATTCCATTTAGCACGGTTTTTTTACAACCAGCAGAGATAAATGTAAGTTCTGATGGATCTGCACCCACACCAGTATATTTTAGTGCACCTGTATATCTACAGAATGGTAGAGATTATGCAATAGTAATTAAACCTATAGGTAACAATCCAAATACATCTCTACATATTTCTCGTTTGGGTGAGGTTGATATTCTTACAGGTAATAGAATAACAACTCAGCCTGCAGCAGGTATGTTATTTGTATCCTCAAATGATAGAGCATATTCTGCTGTACAAGATGAAGATTTAAAGTTTACATTATATGTTGCGAATTTTCAAATATCATCTGTTGGATCTGTAGTATTTAAAAATGAATTGCGCGACTATCTACAAATTTCAAATGTATCTGGTGCATTTATACGTTCAGGTGAACAAGTTCATGGTGAAACAATTTTAGTTGGTACATTTGCTAATACTAAGGCAGTAAATACAGGCGTAACTTTTGTTCAAGGTGTAACTTCAGGTGCAACTGGTACGATATCACGTTTTAACCCAACTCAGCTACGTGTTCGTAATGTATCGCTAACATCAAAATTTAGAGGTGGTGAACAAATTCGCATTCGTAATACTAATGCTACTACCGGTGTAATAGTTGGTAATTCATCTGGTGGTATTACTTCAGCAACAACACCGATAGGTCGAGTAGCTTACTATGATTCGGTATCTTATGCAAATACTTACCTACACCTAGCAAATGTATCATTTACCAATAGCGGACCGGCATCTGGTCCTGGTAGGGTATTTTTTGCTAATAATTTTATTCGTGGTCAGGTTAATGGTTATACGGCTCGTATTGTAAAGCTTGATCGCCTTGAGGCCGATCTAATAAACATATCATCGGATTTCTTAACACCGACAAATACTGCAATTTTAACATCAGGTAAATTTGCAACTAGTAATAGCGCGCGAGATACGTCTTTTATAAACTTAGATGTCAATAATAATACGGAATTCCCAACACCAAGATTTATTCTTAGCCGTAGTATGGAATCCAATACCTCAATTAGTGGGTCATCAATGGCAGTTGATAGATCAGCCGAACTAAAATCTACATTGATTAGCTTGAATAGATATGCTTCTCCCGTAATTGACGTTCAACGCATTTCTGCCATAATCGTGCAAAATTTGATTAATAATGATACAACAGGTGAGGCAAATACATCTAGTGGCGGTAATGCTTTAGCCAAATATATTACTAGAAAAATTACTCTAGCAGATGGCCAAGATGCGGAAGACATTAGAGTATATCTGACAGCATATCGACCACCCGGATCAAATATAAATGTATATTATAAAATTCTCCACAGAGAAGATAGCGATACATTTGATAAAGCTAAATGGATTCCAATGGATTCTTCTTTGGAAACAGGATTTGCATCATCTGCAACATTCTCCAGCTCAGAATTAAAAAATGATTTTAGAGAATATGTATTTGTGACTCCTAATTTTAGCTCTGATTATAATTCAGGAGCAAATACTACTAATAGTAATATAATTGAATATAGAAATTCAATTGGTGCTAAATTTGTCGGCTATAAATATCTTTCAATCAAAGCTGTTTTGACTAGCACATCTACAGCTAATCCACCAAGATTGGATGATATCAGAGTAATTGCATTACAAAGATGACAAATCCACCTTTTGCTAAAATAAAAAATGAATCAGGTTATATTAAAGATATGGCTAACAAAGCCATAATCTCAACTGATCTTGCTGGATTAGAAGCATATAAAATGAGAAAGAAAAAGGCGGCCGAGATGCAAGCTAAATTAGATGAGATAAATACCCTAAAGCAGGATGTTGCCGAAATTAAGGACCTGCTACGTCAGCTTATCGGGTCCAAGGAATAGTCATAGATGGCTAAAATTGCAAACGTAGCTTTAACAAACACATTTGATACCTGGAGGATTCGATCCAACCAGTCATTCAATCGTCTAAGTCAATTTACAATTAATGAATCACAATTATATGCTAATACACTAACAGCTAATGTTCGTTTTATATCACTAGGCTCAACAAAACTTGGTAATGCAAATAATGATACTACTATAGTTAATGGTGCGCTTACGGCCAATGGTAGAATTACAGTAAGTAGCAACATGACTGTTAGTGGCAATACAACCACTAATAAACTAACTGTTACTTCGTCATTATCTTCATCGGGTAATACAATCTTAGGTGATGCTGCTGCTGATAGATTGACCTTAAATGGTAATACTGTAACTATGGGTGCGGCTGTATTGAATATAGATACTGGATTGCTTTTTCTACAAAGAAATTCCAATCGTGTTGGTGTAAATACATTGCGCCCAAATACAGCCTTTCATGTTAACGGTGTTGTATTAGCTAATAGTGGTTATAAGTATCCAGATGGTGCTCTTACCACAGCACCACTATATGTCTATGCCTCAAATGGCTCCCAATTGTATCCGTGAGGAATTAGATGGCCAATCCTTTAAAAGTCAGATTATCAGGAGCTACATTCCAAGGTCTTCAGACGATGACCGATGCGGAAATGGATTATGCCGTTGATGTCATTCTTAAAAATTTTGCCAGCACAAATAGCGGTTTGGGTACTGTCAATATTGATGGTGCAACAGGCACATCAATTGGTACATTTGTAGATACTACCAGACCCTTTGCTGTGGGTGATCATCCAGTTGGAACAACAACCAATTCTGTAACATATACCTTTAAGCAGGATATTACTTCTAGCGCATCCGAATCATTAACTAGGCCAGTAGAATATTCTTCGACTGGTGTTAGACAACAGAATGATACTCAGTTAAATGATTCTGTTATTTCTAGAGCACTTAATACTATGGTTACTGGTGGTGTAGGTTCTTATGCATTGCAGCCATCATCACCTGCAGGCACCTGGACATCAATTGGTATAATTACAAATACAACAAGTGCAGGTACAAATACTTCTACATTGTGGCGTAGAACAAATGCAACTGCACCAACAACAATAAGACCGTTAAAATATCAAACCAGCCCAACAAAATCTGTTCAGCAAATGACAGATGCGGAGATACAATCTTTAACAAATCGACTACGCAATAGAATTATAGCAACAAATATCGGTACATATAGAGTTCAAACTTCAGCTCCTACACCCGGAACTTGGACTACTGTTGGTGCAGCATTTGATGATACTAGAAACCAACTTACTAATCAGAATTATACTGGTGTATATGCGGGAACCTATACAGGATCTTATACAGGCAATTTTGCCGGCGTATATACGGGAGCATATTCACGAGCATTTACCGGCGCATATACTGGTACATATTCACGAGCATTTACCGGCGCATATACTGGTGCATATTCACGAGCATTTGCCGGCGCATATACTGGTACATATTCACAAGGGTTTACTGGGGCATATGCTAGATTTAGATCGCAAGGGTTTACTGGAGTTTATACACTTTTCTTTGGCGGCGTGCCATATGGTAATTTTACAGGATTCTATACGGGTTTTTTTACAGGATTTTATGCGGGGTCTTATACAGGATTTTTTACAGGATTCTATGCAGGGTCTTATACAGGATTTTTTACAGGAGTTTATTCAGGAGCATATACAGGTAATTTTACAGGAGTTTATTCAGGAGCATATACAGGTAATTTTACGGGGATCTATACAGGATCATATGCACAATCATTTACAGGTGCATATACAGGAAATTATACTGGGGTTTATACCGGTGCAACCATTCAGGCCGCATTAGAAACAATATCAACAATCAACCTCTGGATAAGGACTGCATAAGATGAGTGAAAGAGAAATTTTAGAGCCATATTGGACTTCAAATTTAAAAAATCAGGTTGTTTGTAAATTCAAATATGCTGATGGTGGTATCGTAACTGCATCAGTCTCTCAAACAAGTGAGGGTAATCCAGATTGGGACGAAATATTTGCTAATTTTACTGTAGAACAAATCGATAATAATACCGCAAAACGAGTAGAAAAGCATAGAGAGGTTCAATTAACTCGTGAAATGGAAGAGCAAAGGCGTGTCGATAACATGCGCCGCGAATCACTCTTTATAGCAAAAAGTGATGCATTTGAAATTGAATTAGTTAGAAATTCAACCAATACACAATTAAAATCTCGTCTTAGAAAAGCGACTTCAATAATTGAAGTTACAGTTTTGGCGTCATTAATTGCAGCAGAAACCTATAATATTCAAAAGGTGGCCGATGCCGAAACGACAGAAACAACTAGCTGAAATTAGTAAAGGTATTATCTTTGTTGCATCTATGTCTGCTGCTTTTTATAAAGCAGCTGTTAGATGCGCGATATCAATAAAAGATCATTATCCTGATGCTAGAATAACTCTTTTTACTCATCAAGAGTTTGTTGATGAAAAAGATGTTCATCTTTTTGAAAAAATTGTGGTGGGCATACCGGTTCATTCAAGAGCTAAATTGTGGGCATTAGATAAGACTCCATATGATTTGACATTGTATCTTGATTGTGATACTGAAATTTGGCATGAAGATATTTCTAAGATATTTGATCTTTTAGGCGATAATGATATTGCAATAACAAATATTAGAGAATATGCTGGTAAAGGTACTAAGGTTAGTGATACAGAAAATATGACATATCATTGTGGTATGTTTTTATATCGCAAAACTGAAAAAATTTTAGAATTTATGAGAAAGTGGTGGAGCGAATATCTAATA